CTGGCCAATGGTTCCACTAAATCGCTTGTTGTGCACCGCACTTATCAGGATATTTCCGGCAGACAGATTTTTCTGCACAGCGACGGCACCTACGGCTACAAGGACGGCTCGCCCATTCGCGAAGTCAGCGAACTGAACATCCTGCCGGAAGCGCACCGCGCCATCGCGCTTTCCTGGTGGCAGCGCGTCGGCGAAAAGAAAGCCCGCGCCCATTACCGCCTGGTCGAAGAACAAAACAACCGCCGCGCCGGTGATTACCAGGAAACCCTGGCCGCGCAGACCAACAACACCACAATGGACAGCGTGCTTTACGGGCGCAAGGCAGCCGTCGCACCCGGCAAAAAAGGCGCCGTATCCGCCCCGAAATCCTGGATGGAATGGGGATTTACAAAACGTCCGGAATGGTGGGGCCAGGCCAAAGAAATTGAATTTGACGGCGCTTCCTATGTAATGCAGCGCGACGTTCCCGCGCCGGAAGCACAAGAAGCTCCGGCCAGCCCGGAAGAATAATCACGCCGCGGCGGACAGGGATACTTGAGGCGCAAAAATATTGTGGTTTGCCGTCGTCAGCCCTGCCGCCGCAGCGCCAACATAACCGAGAGGTAATATACAGTGGAAGACCAACGCATCAAACACCAGGAAGAAATGGTCGGCGCCGGGCACCCGACAAAGCCCGACACGCTTAACCGCTTCATGCTCGTCGAACACGAAAATACCGGCAAGCATCAGGGTTA